ACGTAACCAACTGTTTTATCAATATCAAAACTTTCTTCACTACCTTCAGAACCTTCTTCAAGTTTCATTTCTTCAGCCTTAATTCTGTTTTTAATTAAAGGATTGTTTGAAGTTAATTCTTCTAATTTAAGTAAAAGAATAGTTTTTTCAATTAATATTCGGTTCATAAACTTATCATTCATTGCAAACCTATCAATAAATTCCGCTTCAAGCTTAATCCAAAGCGTTCTAAGGGTATCAAATTCTTCTTTGGTAACGTTAATCATTTCAATATTTTCTTCCTTTAATAGGTAAAGTAAAGAACCCGAAAATTTAACTTTATAAAAATTAAATATTGGTAAGGTTGAAAGCGAATCAAAAAACTTTAATTTCATTATAATTTGTTTAATAGGTAAAACTTTAATTCAATATAGATTGTTTCTATTAATCTATTTCTATCAAAATCATTCAGGCCCAAAATATCAATCCCGAAATTATCAAATAAATTATCGTCGTCTTTCACTGGGTTTGCGTCAAAAATTAATTCTGTTCCTGTTGCGTGAAAAGTAAAACTTTCATAAAATTCGCCTGTATCGTTTAAAGTTATGTGATCGAACCTTTGCCCTTTTTCTTGCTTAATAACAACCGTAAAGGGCGCATATTCACCCAAAGAAGCCCCTGTTGAATCTTCACCCAAGTTGAAAAGCCTTTCTTGCTCCATTTTAATAATAAACTCTTTTATTTCTGAAGTGTTTAAAATTGAAATTATAATCTTTTTGAAGTTTAAGCTTTTAAATTTTCTGATTGTTTCGCCTATATCACCCATAAAAAAAGCCCTGATTTAACAAGGCTTAAATTAATCAAAATAAATTTATTGATTTTATTTTTTTACTGATTTCTTTCTTACTGGTTTTTTCTTACCATTTACCGCAGTAAACATTTCCTTCAATGAAGGTTGTTTTGCTTCTGATTGGTGAAGATATTGAACTTTTCCAGTGAATATTTCAGTGAATTTTTCAAGGGTTGTTTCCTTAATAAATTTTTCGTTGAATCCTGTTTTAACTCCGTCGAAGTAAACAAAACCTTTTATAACTTCTTTCTTCATTTGATTTTGATTTAAAATAAATAAGGGGTTAACAATCAAGTCAACCCCTTAAAACTAACTACTATGAAAAACTAACTCTTTACTAAGTTAAGGAATTAAAATTGTTTTTGCTTCAACAGCTTGAAAATTTAATCCTGTTTTGCTACCAATTAAAGTTAAAACTTCAGCACTTGTTTGTGTTGGAATTACAAAAGCATAAACCCCAGTTGAACCTGTTTCTGTTACCGAAGTAATCACAACGGAAGCCCCTGTTGAATCTGTAATTGAAAAATCACCTGCAACTAATCCTGTAATAGGACAATTGAAACAATCAATTAAAGTTGCTGTGAAACCTGTAACAGTAATTGAACTGTAAGAAGCCATAACATTAACCAAACCTTTGAAAGTTGCGCTTGTTAAAGGATCAAAGTCTAAATCTTTTGCAGGTAAAACACGAATATCACCGTCCTTTTCAGTTTGTCTGTATCTGTAAGCAACTTTATGTTTCATTGAAGTTGAATAAGTCGGCTTAACTAATTGAGCAGATAAACTTTTATCGTCAACCATAATTGGAAACATATTTAAAGGATCAGTTGAACAATATCTATATAAAATATTTCCGTCCTTATCAATTACATATTTACCCCAAGTTCCTGCGCTTTGCCAAGCTTCAACTTCTGATAAAATGCAATTTGGTTCTTGAATAAAGAAACCTAAGAAATCCCTGTCACCTTGCTTAACGTTAATGTTTGCCCCTGAATCTAAAGATTCAAAAACATCATCTGCGCGTTCGTCCACTATGTTGTCCATAAATGGCAACGGGTAAAACTTGTTTGAACTTCCTGAAGCGTTAATTTTAGCAACCCAAGAAGCTAAAAGTTTTGCATCCGCAATGCTAATTTTATTCGCAACCCCTGAAGAATCAAATTCTGGAATCCAAATTTCAAATTTTTCAACTGCCATTAAGGTGCGACAGTTAATAGCGGAAATTGTTTTGTAGTAATCTGTACAACAACCCATAATGATAAATTAAATTAAAAAGTTTATATAATTATTCTAAAATACAAAATTATTTAGCATAAGCACGAAAATTGTAAACTTTTAGCTATTGGAACGTCAATTTCAATTTCAACCCCTGTTAAATTGTTATCAAAAAGCGTTTCCGATTGCGCCCTTGAGCTTCTTATAACCTTTACGCCCCATTTTGAATGCTTGTTTAAATTATAATCTGAATCTTGCACGTAAATATGAGGGGTTATTCCTAACTGATCAATAAATTCTTCTGCCAAATCTTGCATTGAATCAACTGTTTTATATAAATCGTTAATATTTGAATCAGCATAATTTGCCTGATCCATAAAAAACAGCCTTAAACGCGGTGTGAAGTCGATTAAATCGCTTCTTTGAATTGAATACTTGCTTCGCTTTACTTCAAACATTATAACAGCAGGGTATTTTGTATCTTGGTCATTGTTTCCCGCTGTTATTTCGTTGTTCATATCAATGGGGTCACCATAATAAAAATAAGGTTGTAAAGCGTTCCATTTAACTGCGGTTGTTAAATCGTTGCTTGTTTCAACTGTTATTGATACATTTTCAACAACTTCAACAACGTAAACCGAAAAACCTAAAACGCTGATAAAATTACCCTTCTTAATATCAAAGGTTTTTAAAGTGTTTAAAGTGTATTCATTTCCATTTTGAACAACTGAAGAAATTGCACCCGTTCGGCTTGCTCTAAGCTTATCAACTACATTTTTCATAAGTGTTTCAACTGTTATTCGTGCCATTTTTTTATTCTTAAAGTAGTTTATTTTTACATTAACAGAAAGAAATCACCGCCTGAAGTATCAACCGCGCTTGCTTTTTCTTGTATTTCGTAAGCCTGTAGGGTTACTGATCCACTTGTTGAAGTGTTTCTTATTTGATACGTTCCCGCACTAAATCCCGTATTGCTTAAACCCCCTCTTACTTGCCTGTTTGTGTTATGTGTAAATTCTGCAGGTCGTGAATTTCCTGTTGGAATTTGATTTGAAGTAATTGCATTAATTGAAACCCCGTAAGAATAAACTAAAGAATTTTCTGAAACCGTTATATTTGAATTTTTAGGCGTTGTAGAGCCTGAAAGGTTTACAAAATTACCACCTGCCTGCGCACCCGTGAAACTTTTTGCGTATAATGATATCGGATTCCATTGCGTACCGTTAAAATTTAAACGCAAAGTATTGTTTCCAGTTGGCGGGTTTTCTAAAACCCAAAACTTTGTGTATTGTGATAAGCCACCAAAAGAACGCAAAAATATTTGTGTCATTGTTTGCCCCCCATACGTTGCCGAAGTGAAGGAACGGGAATTTGACATTACGCCCCCAACAATTAAAAGCCCGTCGTTTCCTGAATTATGATTGTGCGTAAGTTGATAAAAATTATTTGCAGGCGTTTGGTTCGCTTGCGTTTTATTTCCAATTACTATTGCCATTTTAAACCAGTTCGTTAACGTTTGTTATTTCAAGAAGGCCCAATTCTTCAATATTATCAACAACAATTCGAGCTTCAAAAACTGCAGGCGTTGTTTCAAAAAAAGAAGAAATTAATACTTCACCTATTTCTAACTTTGTACGGTTTTCGCCTAAAAACTTCCCAAGCGTTGAATCGTAATCTTCATTTATTTGATTAATTACTTCAGGATCAGTTGCTGTTCCGTAATCTGTAAACTTTAAACTATCAACCCCTTCAAGTTCTATTTTGCTAATTATTGTATACATTTTAAACTTCTTCTTTTATTGCAATAACGTCCCATTTTGAACCCTGCGAATTGTAAATACAACCAATGTATAAAATCTTATTTGCTGTTGTTGTTGTTGGTAAAGTTACCCCTATGGCCCTAAAAATAGCGTTAAAGGTTAAAGCCCTTGCTGTTCCATTGTCCGCAATTCTTAAAATTAACTTCATACCACTTGCAACAGTTCCTGTTGGTGCTCCAATTGTTAAGGCTGTTGCTAAATCGTTAACGCTTTCCTGTTGGTATTCGTCAATGTTAGGCGTTAAAGTTGTTGCTGTTTCTGTGTTGTTGTTAATCGGGTTTATTAAAGTTTTTCTTTTTATGCTTTTTTTAACAAAAGAAGAAGAAGAATCTTCAATAATAAATTCATCTTGATTTGAAATAGTTGTTTTTTCAGTTATTGCTGTTATTTCGTTGGCTACATTTACGTGAACCGCGTTAACATCTTCACCACCTGAAGCCCCTGCTTGCGCTTCGGCCTGCCAAGTTCCAATTTGATCAGCAAAAATTTCATTGCTTTGAAATGAAGGTGAAACTTCTGAAAACAAATAACCGTTTCCATCAGGAAAATTTACTTTGTTTTCCCTTACTGTTATTTCAATTTCGTTTAAATTGTAATATTTAACAAAAGAATCTTCTTTAAATTTTAAAAATCCCCCTGCCCTTGAAAATACTTTTGCCATTATACCCCTGTATTTGCGTTAAAAATAAAACTGCCCACTTGATCAGCAACAGCTTCTGCGTTTGCGAATCCCGTTACCGTATCAACGTTAAAATCAATTCGCGTTCCTTCAGGTAAAAAAAGAAGCGTATTGTTTCTTATTTCAATCTGAAGTTCAAACAAATTTATTCTAGTTGATAAAATAACCCCGTTTTTTGAAACTTTTAAAGCTCCACCGTTTTGTTGTATTGTAAAAACCGCCATAATAATTAACTTATCATTCCACCGAAGAAAGTTTTATTCTTTGGTTTGCCTGAAAAGATAGCAAATATATTGTAAAGAATAATTGATTCATTCGGAAAATTCAACCCAGTTAATGCTGTAAAATTAAAAGAAACCCCATCAACAACAGAATCAAAAACATATTCAACCCCGTTAATTGTGAAGGAATCCCCCGCAACTATGTAAGTAGTATCTGCAACCGCAACTGTGTAAGTATTATCTAAATTATCAGTAACAGCCGTTGAAGTTCTTTTTTGGTTGTTTTCACGTTCAATAAAAAGTTGCGCTTCCCTGTAATAGTTTACGCCCTTATTATTCTTTTCTTCTGAATAAGTTAAAGTTGCGTTTGGGGTTAAATTTTCTGAATTCCTTGAAACCCCTGAAACGTTCCCGATAATAGTATTTTGAACGTCCTGATCGTTTACGTAAGCATTAAAGGTAAAAGCCTTTAATATTCTTTTTAATCCTGTGTAATCAACCTTTTTATTTTCGTGAATATAAACAACCCCGTTTAACAAATCAATATATTTTTGAAGCGTTGGGTTTGGTAATTCAGCCCCAAAAGCAAGGTATAAATCAATACCAAGCAACTGCTTTAAAGTTTCTTCTTGAACGTCTGAAATATAAATTTTGAAATCGTCCTTTGAAAAAGTGTTTTGCGTAATTCTATATTCACCCGTTTTAAAATCTTCAGGTAATAAAATGCTTGTAAATTGTGACATTTATTTATTTTTTAACTGTTGCTTTCTTTACCTTCTTAACAGGTGCTTTAAATTCTTCAGCAAAACCTTTTTTTATTAAATCGTTTGCTGTTCTAAAAGGAAGGCTTAAAACGCTTCCTGTTTCAATCTTATCAGTTCCAAATTTAGAACCGTCTAAAACTTTGATTTTTAACTTTTCCATATTGTAAGATATTAAAAAAGGGGTTAACAATTAAGTCAACCCCTTTTAAAATTATTTATTGAACTAATTAAGCCGTTTCAAGAACTGCTTTATCTGTTGCAAAAACACCAGTAACGAACGCTGTTCTGTCGTTATTCTTAACAAAAGTAACCCCACGCCATTCAGCACGAATTGTTTTGTAATTTTTAACAAAGTTGTCTGCGTTGTAACCTATTTCAATTGCAATTGCTTGTTTATTTAAAACGAATGATTTTGTAAAATCACCAATTAAATATTCACCTGCAGTTACTAAAGTTGTTGGAATAATTGGCGTACCGTCAAGGCTCAAATCACCTGCAACCATTGCCAACCTTTCAACATATCTTTTGTCAGTTGAAGAAACTTTTACCATTTTTAAAGCGGTAACATCTGAAGGATTCATAAAGATATAGTTTGGCGCGTCTTGATTTGCCAACATAATCTGATCCATTGCAACTGTTAAAACATCAACTTCGTTTGCATTGTCAACGATACCTGCAAAAGTACCACCTGCAAAAGCTGTTGCAACTGTTTTAATTCCGTTCATTTGTGGGCTTACCCCTGAACCTCCATAAACCTGCGCTTCAACCGCTTTTAACAATTCTTTTGTTAATTCGTTTTGAATTGCTGTCTGCATAAAATCAACGTCATCAATCATTTCATCAGTAACCGTGATAAAAGCAGTTGTTTTTTCAACTTTTTGCGAACCAACTATTAAATCGAAATCAATTTGATTTTTAACAGCTCCTTCAACAGTTTGACCTGCAGTTCCTTCTTGGTTTGCTTGATAAACCCATTCAACAAGGTTTGAAGAAATTGCACCACCTGAAACAATATCCAAAAGTCTAACAGTCCTTGAAGGTATTTCATTCAATCCTGAAATTCTTAAAGCCTGTGGAATTTGTCCCGTTGTGTTGCCTGCAATAGACATATCACCAACCGCTTTAATGTTAAACTTCACGTTATCATTTGCAGAAGATGAATTTTTCAAAGTTTTTAAAGCTTCAAGATTTCCTTCAAGGTTTGACTTTAAAGCATCTTTGAAAGATTTAGGTTCTTCAACTTCTTTTACAGAAAGCTTTTTTAACATTACCCCTTGAGCTTTTAAAACCGCGTTTAACTGGTCGTATTGCTTTGCGTGGATTCCTGCAAGTTCTTCTTTCATTGAATCAATATCTTCTTTTGAAGCCTTTGCTTCAACTAAACTATTTAATTCTTCTTGTTTTTTAGCGTTGAATTCATTTAATAATTCACTCATTGCTTCAGCTTCTAAACTCTTAAAAGCCGTTTCTTCAATTTTCTTTCCTGATAGGAAATCTTTAAATGTTAATTTCATTTTTTCTAAAATGTTAAAATGTTAAAAATAAATTATTGTTTTTATTTGAATCAGAATTTGAACGGCTTTCTTCTTTTAAAGTGTCCTTAATGGACGGCTTCAATTCAGTAAGTGCTTTCTGTATTTCACAAATTTGTTTAAATCGGGCTTCAATATTTTCAAGCCTTTCATCTGTTCCTTTACCGTTTTTAATGGCTTTTAAAAAGGATTCGTTTAATTGGTTTAACTTTTCAATCATTTCTGATTTAGTGTTTAAACCTTTTGCAACATCTAAAACGGGCGTAAACTCATTGGCCCCAAAAGTAACCCCTGAAACTTCCCAAAGTTTTACTTCTGAAATTTCCCAAAAACCCCCTTCACTGGATTCTTCAACGAACTTAATTTTATCTTGAACGTAGTTAAACCCAATTGAATGTTCCCGAAGAATTCCGTCTTGATAATCAAGCAAGGCATCACTTCCCTTTGTACTTTTTCCCAGTCTTGAAACAATTTTTAACCCGTAAGAATCTTCTGTTGTTTCAATAGGAAGCCCAATTTGATGTTCAAAATCGTGATTCCTTAAATGTGCTATTTTTCGCCCTGTTGCTTGCGCCCCTCTTTCCTGTAAAGATTTAGCAAAAGAACCTTTTCTAATAACGTCGTTGTCTGAATCAATACTATCAAATGCCGAAGCGTAAAAAACAACTTCACGGCTGTTTGTATCAATATCTTTTACTTCAAGATTAATATTCTTAACCCCGTAAGCCTTTGAAAGCTTGCTTTTAATATCTTGAACTTCTTCTTTCATTTTGCGTTAAGTTAAATAATAATTTAGAATTATTCTAAATTATCGGGTTTTTGTTGCGCTGTTGCCTTTGTTCTTGAATATTCATCAAGTTCAGGAACGCCTTCAATACGCCCCAAACCTAAAGAAACCCTTGCTTCATTCTGTGAAATAATTCCTGAATCAATTAAAATTCCTGCGGTTTGCGCTTTTTCATTATAATCTTCTTGAAGTGCTTCAATATCTGTTAAATCGTAATCAAGAAACAATTCAGCGTTTTCAGCTTCTGAATAGGAAGGCGTTAAAAATTCGTTGTAAGACTCTTTCAATTTGTTTAAGAAAGGAATTATTGAATCAGTATAAAAAGCTTTCTGCGCTTCTTTCCTATTATTGAAAGTCTTATTTGCAGGATCGTTAAACAAAGAAGAATCTACTTTGAATATATTACAAATAGCACGTAAAGAAATAACGCCCTGATCCATAAGTTTTAAATCTTCTGCGCTCATTCCCATAGGTATAAATTCAAGGCTTGCATTTGTAAACATTGGAGTTCCAAATTTAGCACCTCCACCGTAACGGCTTTTATAAAGTGTTTCAAGTTCTTTAGAGTTTTCAGCAGTTAACCCGCGCCCCTCTTTACTTGTTACAATACCCATTGCGCCCCTGTTTTTTAATATTGAAGCCATTGCTTCCCATTTTTCAGTGCTTGAAGCGTAGGCAAGCATTGCAGATTCTAAAGGGGAAAGCCCAATGAAAGAAGAAAAAGCTTCAAGCCTTGGATCGTATCGTTTAATATGAAGAACTTCTTCTTCTGAAAATTTTATTGTATGTGAACCGTTTAATTGATACCCTTTTACAGGGTTTATTGCATTGCCTGTAATTGGTGCGGTGATTTGTGAAGGAAGAACAGAAATTTCTGCAAAACCTGCAAAACCTATTGCTTCAGTTCCATTTATATAAATGTTTCCCGTTGTGTTGTACATTATTGAAACAGCTTCTTGAAACTCGGCCCAACTTTGTAAACTGTTCGGGTTTTTTAAAAGGTCGTTTAATCTTGAAGAAGTATTTACTTCAATTTCATCACCTTTTTTTTCTTTTACAACCCAGTTTATTGAACCAACTGCTTCAGCAATTCGCGAAATAACCGCGTTCACATCTAAATTTTCAACATAACCTTTGTTAATGTATTCAGTTGCATTTTTTGAGCCGTATTGATAAGCTCCAAAACCATATTGAAAGCCTTCAAAAAGCTTGTTTGGTTCTGTTCTGTTTGATCCTATTGCTTTTAAATAAAGGTTTTTTAATATGTTCATATCTTAAAAGTAAAAAATAATTCTTTTTAAAGTGCAAAAAATTCTGCTTGCGTTAATTCCCAAGCACAATAATATCTGATCCCGTCAATTAAATGATTGTATTTGTCAATTGGTTTGTCTGCCCTCTTATCATTCCAAATATAGTTATTTAATTCAGTAATTAAGTTTGAAGAAGTTTCTTCAATAATTAGTTCATAGTCTTGCATTAATCGAATACCCGCGCGGATTGAATCAGGGCCTTTAATTGCTCCCTTAACGTTATAACCATAATCAAAAATTTCATCAATCAGGCGCGGTTCGGCTGAATCGGCTATTATCAAATCGTTCTTTGAACAAACTTCTTTTAATACTTCTTCAATTCCTGAAGTTTTTAACCCA